AGCTATGGGATTAGATCTCAAACGTTCAGATACTCCTGTTGTTATTCAAGATTTCTTAACAGATGTTCTTACCAAGGTACTAAATGGTGTTGAAAAAGAAGAAATTCTAGAGTTTATTACATCATTTAGAACCGAATTTAAAACTAGACCCGGATGGGAGAAAGGATCACCAAAACGTGCCAACAACATTACAGAATACGCCAGTAAAGAGAAGAAAGCTGGCAAGGCAAATATGCCTGGTCATGTTAGAGCAAGCCTTAACTGGAATACGCTCAAAAGAATGTTTGACGACAAATACTCGATGTCAATCACGGACGGAGCAAAAGTCATCGTCTGCAAAGTGAAAGATAATCCAATGGGCTATACATCAGTGGCATATCCTGTTGATGAACTACGATTACCGCAGTGGTTCAAGGATTTGCCTTTTGATGATGCAGGAATGGAAAATGCAGTTATTGACGAAAAACTAGAAAACCTTATTGGTGTTTTGGAATGGGACATCAGTTCAACAAGGTCGGATAATACATTCAACAAATTGTTTGATTTTGAATGATTTCAGGGTTGATTTCTATTCACGATCTAAATATAATCTTATTATTAATGGAGAATTCTCAATGAAAGATATTTTACAAGATATTGTGTCACATACACAAAACCTAGGCTTCTTGACAACTGTCAAAGTTACGGGTGCAGAAGACAAGACACAGATTTTTTCTATGGCAGACGATCGCTCTGTGATCATGGAGGCGGAAACTGCCAATCCCTACCCAGACATGATTGGTACATTTGGTATGCCTCAGCTCAACAAGCTCAAGTATCTCTTAGAAGGTGCAGAATATAAAGAGGACGCTAAGATCAGTATCACTACTGCCGAACGCAACGGCGAAACTATTCCGGCTGGTATCCACTTTGAAAACAAAGATGGCGATTTTAAAAACGACTATCGCTTTATGAATCAGGAAATCATCAACGAAAAGATGAAGACTGTCAAGTTCCGCGGTGTTAAGTGGGATGTAGAGATTGAACCTACCGTAGCCGCAGTACAGCGTTTCAATTTTCAAGCAGGTGCTAACAATGAACAGCCAACTTTCTTGGCAAAAACAGATAGTGGCAATCTAAAGTTTATCTTTGGTGATTCTGCGACACACGGTGGTGAATTTATTTTTGCGCAAAACGTTGCAGGTAAATTAGATCGCGGTTGGACTTGGCCTGTGCTTCCAATCTTAAGCATCCTTAAGATTGCAGACGTTAACAATTGCAAGATGAGTTTGAGCAACGAAGGTGCTATCCAGATCACTCTAGACAGCGGTCTTGCTACTTACAAATACATCATTCCTGCAAAGGCAGTATAATGATTAATTCAGTTACCAGTTCTAGCAAACACGTTTATGCCGCAGGGGGTAGTTCGCTACCCTATGTATCATATAATTCATCTAATCCCGCACAGGGTATGTTGCGCATTAATGGATCCGAAATGGAAGTGTTTGATGGTAACCAATGGATGAAGATTTATGCTAGTAGTGCAAACGTAGGCCTAAATAGCGAAGCTGAAAGTGCTATTGATTGGGCTATTAAGAGACAAAAGCAAGAAAAAGAATGGTACGAATTGGCTTCTTCGAACGAAGCTGTTCGTATCGCTCTTGATCAACTAGAACAGGCACGAACAAGAGTAGAACTTACAGCAATTTTAGCGAGAGAACATGAGCAAACAACCAGTTAATTTAACACCACTACAAAAAGATTACGCAGTATACCTTCCAGCAATTAGTTGTTTTTATTCAACATACATTGCCAAACAGCGAACTGAAAAGTTTATTGAAGATGAAAGAATTCCTAAAGGATTTGATCGCGGTATTGAAGGAATGAACTTCCTTAATCCAGATCAAGGTTATTTTACATACAAATACGGTTTGTATTCTGCAGGTCATGCAACATTAGATTTGAATAAAACTATGGTTCGTGACGCGATGATACAAGAACGAGATAGAAATAATTCTATCATCCTCGGCGACTCCGGTGGATATCAAGTAGGTAAAGGTGTTCTTAAGTTTGACTGGCAGAATTTTGAAGGACCTGCTGCTAATAAAACTAGAGACGATATCCTTAACTGGTTAGAATTAACAGCAGATTGGTCAATGTTATTGGACGTTCCTACCTGGGCTTGTGATCATATCCATAGTCCAAAGACAGGATTAAAGGATTTTCAAGACTGTTTAGATAAGACAAGATTCAACAACGAATACTTCTTAAAGAATCGTTTAGGACAAACAAAGTTTTTAAACGTTTTACAAGGCAGTGACTGGGATACAGCGGAACGCTGGTATCAAGGAGTAAAAGAATTTAGTGATCCTAAAGTATGGAGTGATAAGGCTTGTGAGGGTTGGGCCATGGGCGGTGCCAATATGTGCAAGATGCCAATCACTCTACGCAGATTGATTACTATGAGATTTGACGGTATGTTAGAAGGCAAAGATTGGATGCACTTCTTAGGTACCGCTCAATTAGACTGGAGTTGTTATCTTACTTCTATTCAAAGGCAAATTAGAAAACATGTTAACGAAAACTTTACCATATCTTTTGACTGCGCATCACCCTTCATTGCGACAGCGCACGGACTTGTCTACACAAACGCCCAACATACAAACAAGCGTTGGTCAGTCATCATGGACAAAGCGCCAGATACCAAGACTCTTTCAGGATCCGACACGCCATTCCCATTCGAATCAGAAATCGGCAGAAGATTATCAATCGGAGACATCTGCTGGTACAAACCAGGAATGCTCAACAAGGTAGGTAAAGAAGGCAAAACTTCTTGGGATAGTTTTGCCTACGCATTAATGATGGCACATAATGTTTACTGTCACATTGTTGCTGTGCAAAGAGCCAATCAATTGATGGATATTGAGCGTTCAATTAAGAAACCAGATTGGAGAAACTGGCGCAAAGTTAAAGATGCTGATAAGAGCGACGAATTTTCAGAGTGGGTTCCGAGAAACATTCTTTACTTTGATCGGTTCGTTGAAGAGCTCTTCGATTGTAAAACTAAAGACGAAGCATTTGCGATGATTGCTGAAGCAGAACGTCTTGGTTTCTTACAAAATCTAGAAGGTGCTAGATTGCGTGGCGGTGTCACAAATATCGTTAACAATCTATTTGACGAAGTAAAAGAAGATGGAAGTATTGAAGTTCCATGGACTGATGATAGAGAGGACGAGGAACTTGATAAGCTTGTAGTAGAATAAAGGAGACTATTGTGTATAAAGGTAGAATTGCCCATTTAACTGAAACACACAGAATTTTAGACAAGCAAATTAATGATATGGAAAGAACAGGCAACTTTAAAGATGAAGTTCTTTCCGAAATGAAGAAAAGAAAGCTCGCTATCAAAGACGAAATTTCTCGTTTAACCAAACTACAATGGGAATACGAACATGAACGAGTTGACTTTGATGATGATAGATAATATAATTTAAATATGATTGAAGAAGATTACGACAAGTTTGCTGATCATATGACAGAAAAATATCCAAAGATATTTTCAAAACCATATGGCGGCTTTTGTATTGGACCCGGTTGGTGGCCCATTGTAGAAAAGCTCTGCGACCAAATTCAACATCATATTGATTGGAATAACAAGAATGCAGTCGCCGGTTACAAAGACTTCCAACCAATCGAGCAAGTTGTAGTAGACCAAATTAAAGAAAAATTTGGTGGGCTTCGTTTTTATTATCAAGGTGGCGATAATTATATCCGCGGACTAGTGAGTATGGCAGAATCTTGGGCATGGCATAGCTGCGAAGAATGCGGTGTTCCTGGAAAGAGTCGCGGCGGAGGTTGGATCAAAACTCTTTGTGACGAACACGATAAAGAACGTCAATTAAAATACGAACAATATGCTAAACAGAATGGACTGGAACTATGAAATGCGAATCCTGTGGTCTTACAATTAAAGAAGGCGGTGTAGGCTGCGATTGGCAACAAGGACGTTGCCCACATAGAACTCCATACCTCACCGCTTATCATTTTCGCTATCTAAATCTCATCAACTCGATTAAAAATCTCTTTAAGAAAGGCTAATATGGCTAATTGGAAAGTTTCGCCTTATTACAAAAAATCCTGCGAAGAACACGAACACTATACCAAAGATGAAATGACTATCATTCGTAAAACTGGATATCGTGGTGCTAGCTTCTACGTAGAAACTTCAGACGATAATCCACCAGAATTTGAATTTAGCTTTGTACCCGGCGGCGACGGAAACAAAGACAGTATCAATATGTACGACTGTTATGGTAATAACATTGAAAACGTTGAACTAGAATCTATGTGGGATGGATGCTGGGAAGATATTGAATTTCCAGATGAAATGGAGGCTGAAGAAGTTGAACGCCTGCAAGACCTTATTGAAGAAGAAGGTGACATCTACGATGTTCTAGAAAATCAAGAAGGGTGGAGTCAAAGCGAAACTGAAGCGTGGATCTGGGGGCCAATCTTGATTGAAGACGAAGCGGGTAACCAAGTTCGTATTATTATTGCAGACGAAGACGGTAACGTCGTAGACTACAAGGACGAATAATCATGAAGCGTGATTATAAAGACGGTGTTGCCACAGATATCACATTCTTTATGGGAACAGAAATTGAACGCACTCCTGCATATGGAATGAAAACTCTGTTTGTAGTAGGTGTTCATGATCCTATAGATATTCTAGAGATTGTTACAGAAAGCAGATCCTACTTGGACGAATCAAAGCACATAAAACATATCTATTTTGGTGCCAATCAAAGTTTCCATACTAAAGGTGTCAACGATGTGGAAGGTTGGCGTCCTTGGGAAAATATGATCTGCGCCTGTCTCGAATCTAAATATAATCTTTGGTGTACTCTAGATTTTGACGTAAGAGAAGCCGAAGGTCTTTTGGAAAGTGGACTTACAGAAAACCGTAGATTTATTCCTCAGATCAGTGTAAAATTACCCTATATTAATCAACTAGGTTACAATGCTACACTAAAGATTGATGATAAAGATTTTTGTGCAACTAATCCTGGGGTTTGGTGCCATAACCTACAGGACCTGATGGGTAGAGATCGTTTTACCGATTGGGATCAATATGGCAAGGATGAAATTATTAAATGAGTACGGGTCAACTACTTAGCTACGCTAAACAACCCAGAGCATCTGCTATCAGGCCTGCTCGTAAAGTTAGGAAAGAAAAAGTGAAACTTACATTAAAGCAACGTTTTCGTAATTGGCTTAACGATAACGAATACGAAACAGACTCTCCTCAATATGTAGAAGCAGATCGATTTTCTACCGATGGTATGCGTATGCAAATCTATAAGGCTAGTGGCGGTTATGTTGTAGAAACTCGTACATATGACAGTCATAAAGATCGTCAACATCACAGTATGCACGTTATCACTGAAGAGCAGGATCTTGGTGACGCTTTAGGTAAAATTGTATTAATGGAGGCATTGAAGCGATGAAAGAAAATTTTAAATCATTTACTGTTAAAGAAAATAAAGGATTCCGCTTGAGAATCGAATCGTGGGATGCATTGGCTCCTAAAGGATTAGTAGCTGTTGAGTTTATCCAAGAGTGCCTAAATAACGAGGGAGAAGTTGATTCTTCTAGCGTATACAGTTATAATATGACTAGAGATGAAATTGGTAATATGTGCAAAGGTCTAATGAGTGTATGATCATTAAACAAGACGTAAGACCTAATAAAATGATCTGGGTTACTTTCCGCAAGGAAGGAATTCATAAATATCCTGCGGCTCTAACAGATCCAAATTTAGCCACAGGAGACGAATATGACGTATCGTTTTTGGGTCATCCCCATCGCCACATTTTTCATTTCAGGGTGTGGATCAGTGTGCAGCACAATGATAGGGACATCGAGTTCATCCAATTCAAACGATGGCTCGAGTCGCTGTATAGTGGTCAAGGTGCCGTTCTAAGCCTTGATCATAAGAGTTGTGAAATGATGTCAGATGATTTAGCTCACATCATTTCACTAAAGTATCCAGGCCGCGAGGTTTGGATTGAGGTCTCCGAGGACGGAGAAAATGGTTCATTCATCAAATATTGAAAAGGAAACAATGATGAAACAAGAAGTCGTTAAGATTTTCGATGATCTCGACGCCCTGCTCGATTTCTGCAGGTTTGAACTCCTGCCGTATAATCCGGCAGATTTGTATAACCGCCAAAGTAAGGTTTGGCAGGCTTACGAGGCATCTAAACGTCCTCGTCGACACTTTGATCGTAATGATCGAAATGCCGAACGAAAGGAGTGGAAGCCAAGAGGCACTCAAAATTATCGGACAAGACACTGATGACAATATTCCTAGTTGATTTAGAAGCAGTTGAAACTAGGTACACAGGCGAGTGGAAAACCCACTTGCCTGTTGTTCTACGAAAGGCAGGACACAATGTTCAAATTATTGACGGCCCTGAAGATATCCCTCGTGCCACTACTCCTGGCGCCTTTCTTAATTTTGGTGGCACTAATATCTATAAGTCTGCACAAGTTGAAAAGATTGGTAGACTATTTTGCGCTGGACGCATTTCAGCTGGCGACCATTTTATTTTTACTGATGCTTGGCATCCAGGCATTATAAACTTAAAATACATGAGCGAGCTTCTTGGTATTCCAGTCAAGATTCATGCTCTATGGCATGCTGGTAGTTATGATCCTCAAGATTTCTTAGGACGGTTAATTGGGGATGCTCCGTGGGTTAGACATGCTGAAAAAAGTTTCTTCCATGCAATTGACCATAACTGGTTTGCTACAGATTTTCATATCAAAATGTTTGATCACAACTTGTTAAATCATGTTGTTGACTACGATGATAAGAAAGTTGTTCGCACAGGCTGGCCTATGGAATATATGCCAGACATCTTGAGCATGTACAAAGGAATGCCTAAACGCAATTTGATTCTATTTCCTCATCGTATTGCTCCAGAAAAACAGTTAGATATTTTCTTAGATCTCAAAGAACAGTTACCGCAATATGAGTTTAAGGTCTGTCAAGAATATCCGTTGACAAAGAACGAATATCACAACATGCTAGGCGAAGCTAAATTAGTGTTCAGTGCCAATCTACAAGAAACACTCGGCATTAGCTGGTATGAAGGTGCCATTGTTGATGCTATTCCAATGGTTCCAGATCGTTTAAGCTACAGCGAAATGGCGCTAGACGAATTCAAGTATCCCAGTGTGTGGACTGAAAGTTTTGAAAATTATCTTGGATGTAGAAATCAAGTAATAGAAAAAATTATCGATTACATGGAAAATTATGATAAGTATCTACCACGCCTAAATAAACAGGTAGACATGTTAACTAAAAACTATTTTAGTTGCAATGGCTTATTGGAGATGTTAAAATAATGTCATCCACGACAATAACTCGGAGAATAATTAATGTCAGAAAAAAATCTAGCTCAAGTAATTCGTGAGCGCATGAAACAAGACGGCAAAAGATTTTGGGCCGGCGACAATATCAGTGACTACGTCACTCCAGAAATTAAACACAAATTAATCGACGAAGCAACAGAAGCATTTGAACTAGTATTAGATCAACTGTTAATCGATCGCGAAAATGATCCTAACTCTCATGGTACAGCAAGACGTCTTGCAAAAATGTACTTTAACGAAATAATGAGTGGTAGGTATGACCCGGCACCGAGTGCAACAGCATTTCCAAACGATACTGAAGATCGTTACGAAGGCATGCTAGTTGTTCGCTCAGAGCTACGCAGTATGTGTAGTCATCATCATCAGCCTGTCAGTGGTGTTGCATACATCGGCATTATTGCTGCCGAAAAACTTATCGGACTTTCTAAGTACACACGCATTGCACAATGGTGTGCTCGACGGGGAACTCTTCAAGAAGAACTAGCCAATGACATCGCTCGCGAAATCATGAAAGCCACTGGCGCTAAGGATGTAGGTGTCTATGTACAAGCCGTACATGGCTGCTGTGAAAATCGAGGTATTATGGCACATAGTTCTTTAACACAAACTACTGTGTTAAAAGGTGCGTTTAAAGATGATGCAGGTACAAAGAAAGAATTCTTTGACAATATCAAACTTCAACAGGACTTTGCCCCAAGATGAACTCAATAGAACAAGCTAATGCATTTATTGATAGAGTTAAAAATCTACAAACATTTGAAGTTAAGCGTATGTTAGACGAACCTTTAGAATTTAGAGGTGGTAGAGTACCGTTTGATATTCGCGCCAATCAAGAGTGTGCATGGTTCAAGGTTATAGCGTTATCTCAGAAAGAAGCAGAAGATATGGTAGACCGTTGGCTAAGAGGCGAGGATGAGTGAACCGCTACTCGACGAGTTAATGGTGCAACAACAATTGCCGGCCAAAAACGAGAGACATCGTGCATGGCAGCATATGGTTGGAGTTATAATGCTAAACCAAACTGGTAGAAAACCAGTGAAGTATGTGCTGCCACTTTTCTTAGATCGTTGGCCAACTCCTAATACGTTTTTGTTTGCTACAGAAGACGAAGTCAAAGAAATCATTTGGCCTTTGGGTATGTACAATACTCGTTTCAAAAGACTTAAACGCATGACTGCTGATTTCTTGACTTGGAACGGAGAAGATGCTACAAAATTATATGGCATTGGTAAGTATGGTTCAGATAGCTATGAAATCTTTTTCAAACAAAACTATACAGTAAACCCTACAGATAAAGAACTTATTCGTTACTTAAAAGAGGAAATTCTATGAAAACTATCGAAGAAGCTTGGGATATTATCGAGAGTCTTAATGACGATGCTCATAATCAGGCATGGGACACATGGGTCGAGTCAGATAATTTAATGGAGTCTGACGACGAAGCCGATTGGGAAGCTGCTGAAGATTTACGTGAACAGGCCAGTTTAGAACAAGCAGAATATTTTCGCGATGCTTGGTATGATCTCAGCAACGAAGATCAAGAATTGATAGAATATTGGCTAGAGCGTGATGAAGATTTTAGAGAACAATTTTCAACATACTTTGGTCAAGAAGAATTTGCAAATGAATTTCCTGCTTTTGAAATTCAAAAGGATGAATAATGTTTCTTAAACTTTTAGAAAAACTAGGACGTAAGCGTATCATTATGGATAGGATGAGTGATGAGCCTTACCTAGAACGCTATTATCTTTTTCTTAAAGAAAGAGATCGTTTTCCTTTTAACATTTTCTTACATAAATTTCTAAAAGGAGATCCGGATGATCTCCACGATCATCCTTGGCCTTATGCTACATTAATTCTAAAAGGCGGTTATTGGGAAACTACACCCAAAGGACGATTCTGGCGCGGTGCCGGACACTTTAGGACCTGTAGTGCTGAAAGCTATCACCGCATTGAATTAGAACCTGGCGTCGAATGCTGGACACTGTTCATGCCTGGTCCACACAAACGCGAATGGGGTTTTGATGTCGATGGTCGTTGGGTGCAACACGAACAATATCTAAAGGAGAGGTATGAACAAGCTCATAATCAACCAACACGAGCTTAATGGTTTAGTTGGCAAAATCTGTAGAAACATTCTTATAAGTGGTTGGAAGCCAGATTATATAGTAGGGATTACCAGAGGTGGTTTAATCCCTGCTGTCATGATCAGCCAGTACTTAGGTGTTCCTATGCACACTTTAGAAGTAAGCCTGCGAGACGGGGGAGACACTGAAAGTAATCTATGGATGGCTGTAGATGCGTTTGGAACACCAGAAAAAGAAATCGTTATTAAAGACGAACAAGACATTGGAAGTGTATTGGATGCTGCGTCATCATTATTAGAAATGCCAGAGCTGCCATCTTATAAAAATATATTGTTAGTCGACGACATCAATGATACTGGCGCAACGTTTAATTGGATTATGAACGATTGGAAATCTAGTTGTTTTCCAAATGATCCAGCATGGTATGAAATCTGGAATAGCAATGTTAAATTTTCTGTATTGATTGATAATTTAGCCAGTCAGTGTGAAGTTAAAATGGATTTTATTGGCAGGGAAATCAACAAAGCAGAAAATGATGTTTGGGTAGATTTTCCTTGGGAAGATTGGTGGACGAAATGAAAGAAAATGTAATGAACGATCAACCTCCTTTTATTGAGGACGGTAATGCTCCTTGGGATAATTTGTTAGAAGAAGACTTTCACGTAAAAGTTTTTTATGACAAATATCCTGTTACAGAGGGTCACTTGTTATTTGTGCCTAAATATAACACCGTCGCAGTACTAATGGACGCATTTGAAAGTGCAGTTCGAGATGGCATGCGTATGGTAGATGAAGGACACTGTGACGGATTTAATATTGGTTTTAATTACGGTAAGAGTGCAGGTCAAACTGTAGGCTGGCCCCATGTACATCTTATTCCGAGACGAACAGGCGATATGGAAGATCCAACAGGCGGAGTTCGTCATGTTATACCAGAGAAAGGAAATTACAAAAAATGGTAAAAGAAGGATCTAAATGGTGGGCCGGTGATAAAGTTTTTCAAGTGATCAATGTTCTTGAAATTGATAATCATACTTGGGTTTATTATAGAACTGTAAAACCAGTAGATGAAGAACCTAGAGAATATAGCTGTTACATTGAAAGCTTTCTACAGAGATTTACTGCCTTACCAGAATGAATACTATTTGCATTAAATGGGAAACGAATCGTCGTGAAGTAAGTTGGTCTAATCTTTGTGCATCTGTTGTTGAACAGTTTGGATTACCTGGTGGTCGATATCAAACTGAAGTATGCGAAGATTGGATGTCGTTTCATTTCCACAATGATAAAGATGCATTTATGTGTAAAGTGTTATTAAGCGAATACCTATGAAAGAAAAATTTAAAAAAGCATTCATGGAAACTGCAAAGTTATTTGCAGAGTTAAGTCATGCCAAACGATTGCATGTTGGCGCTATTGTCGTTAAGGATGATCGTATCATTAGTATCGGTTATAACGGTATGCCGGCAGGATGGGAAAACGATTGCGAGTATAAAGACTACATGAGCAGAGATGCGGGCGGTTGGCTAAATCCAGATGAAATTGAACAGCGTTGGCAGTATCTAGAAGAGGACGGCACTAGATACTCTTTAAAAACCAAACCAGAAGTACTACACGCAGAAACAAATGCCATCGCTAAATTAGCCAGAAGCACAGAATCTGGCGTTGGATCGACAATGTTTATTACACATAGCCCATGTCTAGATTGTGCCAAATTAATTTACCAGTCAGGAATACAAAGAGTGTATTATGGCGAAGCCTATAGAAATAATGACGGTGTTGAGTTTTTAGAAAAATCAGGAGTTCAAATTGAAAAGATGGATACTTAACGTAGAAGAAGATCCAGAAACAGGAGATGGTATTTTAACATTTCCAGAGGATCTTCTTGAAGAATCAGGATGGAAAGAAGGAGATCAAATTTTGTGGACCGATAATGGGGACGGGTCTTGGACTTTAACAAAAAAGAATGTATAATATATTATGGAAAAAATTAAAATTGCAGAGCTGTTTTACAGCATTCAAGGAGAAGGACGTTATATGGGCGTTCCTTCTGTATTTCTGCGCACTTTTGGTTGCAACTTTAAGTGCGCTGGTTTTGGTATGCCTAGGGGTGAATTGAGCAATGAAGTAGAGGCTATTGCTCAAAAAATCAACGAGTTTAAGATCTATGAAGAACTTCCATTAGTTAGTACTGGCTGCGATAGTTATGCTAGTTGGGACCCAAGATTTAAAAATCTAAGCCCTATGCTAACTGTCGATGCAATTGCAGATCGCATCTGTGAAATTCTTCCTTTTAATGAATGGAAAGATGAGCATCTAGTGATCACGGGCGGTGAACCTTTACTAGGTTGGCAACGTGCATATCCTGCATTGCTTGAACACTCTAAGATGAAAAATCTTAAAGAGATTACATTTGAAACTAATGGTACTCAAAAATTAACTCCAGAATTTAAAAAATATCTAATGAACTGGGGAATTGATAATCGAGGTTATCATAAATTAACTTTTAGTGTCAGTGCAAAATTAAGTTGTTCCGGAGAATCTAGACACGAAGCTATTCGTCCAGATATAGTCTGCGAATACGAAGAAGTTGGATATACCTATCTTAAATTTGTAGTAGCAACAGAGGAAGATGCAGATGAAGCGATCGAAACAGCAGACATTTACAGAGCCGAAGGGTTTGCGGGACCCATATATCTTATGCCAGTTGGTGGGGTGGAGTCTGTTTATACTCTTAATAATCGTAGGGTCGCTGAACTAGCAATGAAAAATGGACTTCGCTATAGTGATAGACTACAAGTGCCGTTATTTAAAAATGAGTGGGGAACTTAATTCTAAAATGAATAGTCGAGAAATCATAAAGATAAAATCTACTATTCCTAGCAATGTTTTGAGACTAGAATTGTTTCTAAGTGATTTTTGCAATTATCAATGCTGGTATTGTTCAAAAGATTTTAATGGTAGGACCGTAAAATGGCCTACCCTTGAAATACTTCTTCCAAATTTTATACATCTCTTAAATTTTTATAAATCAAAAGGTAAATCTAAATTTATAATTCACATCGGCGGGGGAGAACCTTCTCAATGGCCCGAATTAGTGAATTTTGTCTTAACGATCAAAAAATATCATAACTGCGTAGTTAGTTTAACTACAAACGGAAGCAGAACATTAAGATGGTGGAACGAGAATGTTAAAACTTTTGACCATATTGGACTAAGTGTTCATCACGAGAAAGCAAATGCTAATCATTTGAAAAAAGTGGGAGATATCGTTTATAAGAATAAAGTAGCGTTGTGGACTTCAGTTTTAATGGATCCAAATCACTGGGAAAAGTGTATTTCAATTATTGAAGAATTAAAAACTAGCAAATATAAATGGTCAATAACAGCAAATCAAATTCATTGGAACGATTTAATTTATACCGATGATCAGAAAGAATTTTTAAAACACAGAATATGCAGGAAAAACAATATTTTTTATGAGTGGTTCATCAATAAAAGAAAGCGCCCCAACTACCAGCAGCCAATAGTATATTTTAAAGATTATTCAAAAAAAGTTAAAAATCATTGGTTGTTGTTAAACAACTATAATAATTTTAAGAATTGGGAATGTTATATTGGTATAGAAACTATATTCATCGATAAAAAAGGTGAGATTAAAGGTAGTTGTGGAAACACTCTATTTGATAAAGATTTTTTTTACAATATATACGATAAAGATTTTGTATCAAAGTTTGACGTTGAACTAATACCAACTACATGCCAAATGAATCGATGCATTTGTCAACCAGAGGTAAACTGTACTAAAATTAATTTAAAATATAAGGAATTGTTATGATCGATTTTATTAAAAAAATTGCAAAAAAAATTACCGGTATAGAAAAAATAGAAAAATCTATCCAAGATCTTCACCAAAAAGAAAGAGAAGCTGTCGAAAAAATGGCTGAAAGTCAAAGAGAGGCAGAAAGAGCTCGTCAAGAAGCAGAAGAGGCTAAACTTACACCAAAAGAACGTGCAACAAAAAAAGGTGAGCCTTGGGTTGCTGTTTTAGAAACGCATGTTAACAAAGAAAATCTGCGAAATGGTTTTTTTGAACTTGACTGGAATGAACATTTTGTTGTACAATTAAAGCAACAAGGATACGGATTTGAAGGCGATCCAGATGAAGAAATTGTAGATCGCTGGTTCCGAGCTTTGTGCAATGATATTGCAGGTGACGAAGGGATTAATATGGACCGACGAGGTGCCGGATATATTAATGTTCAACAAATTGCTGGTGGAAAATCTGAGGTTTCATGACATATATTCTAGTCGATACGGCTAATACATTCTTCCGTGCAAGGCACGTAATTAACGGTGATACCGACATGAAGCTCGGTATGGCTTTTCATATTACCTTAAATTCAATTAAAAAAGCATGGAAAGATTTTAATGGTTCCCATGTAGTTTTTTGTCTTGAAGGACGTAGCTGGCGCAAAGATCACTATGCGCCATATAAACGTAATAGAGCCGAAACCAGAGCTGCTCTTACTCCATCTCAACAAGAAGAAGATAAACTATTCTGGGAAGCGTTTGACGCTTTCAAAGATTTCATTATTGAAAAGACTAATTGTACAGTTTTACATAATTCTGTGTTAGAAGCAGATGATCTTATTGCAGGATGGATACAGAGTCATCCAAATAATAATCACGTTATCATTTCCACAGATACAGATTTTGTACAACTAATCGCTCCAAATGTTAAACAATACAACGGCGTCACAGAGACGACAATTACTCACGAAGGCTACTTTGATGAAAAAGGTAAGCCCGTTATTGATAAAAAAACTAAAGAAGCAAAAATTGCTCCGGATCCCGAGTGGTTACTTTTCGAGAAGTGTATGCGAGGAGATACCTCAGACAACATCTTCAGTGCTTATCCGGGAGTACGTATTAAAGGAACAAAGAATAAGGTTGGTCTTCAAGAAGCCTTTGCTGATCGAAACACTAAAGGATTTAGTTGGAACAATTTAATGTTACAACGTTGGGTAGATCACAATGGAGAAGAACATCGCGTGTTAGATGATTATCAGAGGAACAGTCTTCTAATCGATTTAACTAAACAACCAGACAATATTAGGCACGTCATTAAAGAAACTATTGACAGTGCCATATCAGCAAATAAAGACGTGGGACAAGTCGGAATTAAATTATTAAAATTTTGCAATCTTTATGATCTAAAAAAGATTGCAGATCAGGCACAGATTTACGCCGAGCCATTAAATGCAAAATATACATTCTAAAAGCGAGGAAATTATGTCCGCAGAGCTACATGCAAAACCAATTATTGAAAATAAATTTTGGGTAATTGAGAAAGACGGTAGTCGTTATGCCACTCTTCGAAAAGACGAAGAAGATCGATTTGTAATGAGCAATTCCACCGGTGTTAAAATTTTTAAAAATAAAGAAAGCGTAACAAAACAGTTCGGTAAGGATTTTTTTGTTGCAAAAATTATTAGAGAACCCGATAACTCAGAACCCAACGAAGTCCACGGTTATGCTACCAGTGTTACTCCACACAATCCATTGTACGATATAAAAAGAAAGCTTCCGTTGTTTACTAAAAGTGAAGATAGTAAAAGTTTATATTGTGCTGGGCACTATATAATTAAATTTGATAAAGGTTGGGTAAAAAGCTTTTGTCCTAAACTAATTACACTACAACGATATGATTATCGTGGTCCTTTTAAAAATGAAATTGATTTAAAACAGGCTATTAATAATGTTACAAGATAAATTACCAGATAGACTAACAAGTGTTGAAAAAATGGTTCAACGCCTTAAAAGTGCAGAAATGAGTAATCAAAAAGAAATACGCATGTCTGTACAAGAAGCTAGAGAGATAATAACTGATTTGTCCATTTTAACATCCAAAATGGCAAATCACGTTCAAGAGATAAGCGAGAGACTTAAAAAACTTGAGTCTAGCCAGGGAGTTATTGAAGTTAAGATGGACGGTGGAACATTCTAAAAAGATAAATATATGCGTATATAATTTGGATACGCAATATGAGTAGACCTAAACCAAAAGTTCTTTTAGAATACGCTAGTAAGGACAATTATAAATTAGAACAGATTTTAGAAGCGGAGGCTATTTGGGCCGTATTCTATAAGGGCCACCCTTTTAACTTAAAAAGTGGAAGCATGGTCGCTAGCTATCCTGGTCCAAAATATAAAAAAGTTAGTTTTAGCAATCCAGGACATGCACACAATCTTGCAAAAAAACTAAACAAACTTTTTAAGACTCAGGATTTTTCAGTTTATAAGTTGACTACCGGTGAAGAAATTAAAAGTTGAAATTGATTCAAAGGATCGATACACAAATATATTCTTAACAGCGGCAAACGTTGAAATAACTGACACGAAATTTAAAGACTACAAAAACGCATGGTGGCTAAATCTAAGACAGAAAAAAGATAGCGGTTTGAGATTAACTGATCAGGGATTAGATTTTGTACAGAAGTATGCCGACATAAAAACCTATTTCATTGAATTCCCAACAGATCTAAAAGTAACTCCTCAAATTTTAGTTTGGCTAGACAACTTTATTAAATCACCGTATCATATAGGAAAAAAAGGTATAACAGTATTGTCAGAAATGGATGCTTTTGAATTGTATCTTTTCTCCGGTGATGTTTGGAAACTTGGATCTAATAAAGCAATGTCTAAACGATACGCTCAAGATTTAGACAAATAAAAATTCACTTGTTTAAATATTATCATGAAACTTAACCCATTGAGTATTTGTAAAAAAAGAAAAGTCGGATTTCTTCCTGTACACTTTTCTAAAGTTCCAATTCACAACGATAGTCTTCTTTTTGATGACGATTTAACAAATTGGATTGAAAATAAACTTAATGGGAGATATGCGATTGTATCTCTGCCATATGTGGGAGAAAGTAATAAAATGACTACGAAAACATTCGTAGCATTTGAAGAACCAAAAGAACTAACTTATTTTATGTTAGCCTATCCAAATTTAAGGAGAAATTAATGAACGAAGAACAAGTAACACAGACTGCAACTGAAGCACCTGTTACACAGCCACAAGAATCAGCAAAAGAAGGTGTCGAATTAAATATCAGCGACCTCCAATCGTTGAAAGCAATTGTTGACATTGCAAGTCAGAGAGGAGCATTCAAAGCATCAGAAATGGCGGCTGTAGGAAATACCTATAACCGTTTAAGCAAGTTTCTTGATGAAGTCGCTAAAGGACAATAATCATGGCTATTAAACACGTTGGAAAAATGAAAAATAACGGAGCCAAGGTTCTCGTTGTTTTTCGAACATTGCCTGGAGATCCCTATTTTGCATTAGTTGTCGGTACCGCCAGTTTGGATGATACTTATCATAATGCAATTATCAATGTAGTTGAAAGTCAACAGGCACAAGATGCAAACGAACTTGGAGAAATTCTAGGTATTAGACATTTTCCAGATGGAAAATTAATGTTAGAAGCTCTACACAGAGATGGAAAACTTGTTAAAGTTCCAACGTCTGATGTATTGATGACTCCCGACACTGTAAATAGTGTTCCGTTGTCAGAATTAAATGCGTTAATTGCCGAACAACGAGGTGTAGCAATTGACGAATTAGTTAACTTTATTGGTCATACCAATACAAACTCTTCTATTGAAGAAGTTGCTAAAGTTAATGAAATTCCGAGTGAATCGCCAACTTTGCCAACAGGTGATGATACAGCTAAAACTACTTCTGCCAGTGTAAATCAAACTGAAAATTTAGCGTTAACTGACAAAGATCTTGCAAAGTCTTATCGTAGCCAAGCAGATGCGATGTACAAAGAAGCTGCAAAATTACGCAAACAAGCAGACGAATTAGATCCGCCCGCAAAGAAAACTGTAAAGGTTAAAGAAACTACTGATGCCTAAAAAGTTTTTTCGACCTCCGCAGACAGTAGTTAAGCAATGGCCAGAAATTTTTGAAGATATGTATATGAGTTCCGTACCCCTCTATTATACTAAATCTATACAGATTAAATTTGATAATGGAAGGATATGGCAACTCAATATACAAGAGTTGGTTCTTGAACACGGAAGTGATTCTTTATCCACAAAATTATTAGAAACATTTAAAGAATATCAAAATGATATTGCTGGTATTGAATTTGAAGTCGACGTTAAGAAACTAAAGAAAGATATTAAAAAATCAATTAAAAAGATTCTTTAAAGTATTCTTCTGTGGTACTAATAATTTTATCAAGATATTGTTTTCTAAAGTTTAATCTTTTATATGTATAAAGATTGTGTTCAACTATATCTATCCATTTTTTAAAATACTTTTCTTTATCCTCATCATTGATCCAATTTAAAAAAGATTCGTGAAATTTAGCGAATCTTTTTTTATTGTCTTCTATATCATCATAACTTGTATCTATAAAATCAGTTCTAAATCCGTAACTTTGTAATTTTTTTAATATACCAAATTGTCCTAAAATAATAAATGGATGTCCTATTGCTATAGGACGAAATGTCTTTTCTGTAATAAACAATCCTGGATCATCAAAGAACGTTTCAGTTGAAACGGTTAAAAGTGTATTTTGAAATATATCTAAATTAGATATTCCTGCAAGATGCGATTCGGCAACTTTGTGTATTGGAATATCTATAGATAAAGGATAATTATTGTTTAAAACTTGTTTAAATGACTCTGGATCCTCGCTAATAAAAGTTGGATCCATTAAAAATAAATTTTCTTTAAATAGAGCTCCTCCGGAAATCATTCCTTTGTTTAACAATTCATTTTTTGCTAAAAAGTATAAATGATCAGTTCTATGAGTTCGATGTGCTCTATTTAAACTATTAAAAAATTTACTATGATTTTTAATTGAATTATAAAAGATAGGCTCATATTGTTTTTTCCAATGTTCACCAAACCACTCAATTCCTTCAATAAATTCTAATAGCGGATTCAATAATTTATTACGACACCAAGTTTCATATTGTTGCTGTGCTCTTAGATTTCCCGAAATAATTAAAACACCTTTTCTTGGAAGATTTAACTGTTGAAACGATTTGTGCAAAAAATCAAAACAATCGCAAGTTGAATTAAAGCTATCTCCCTCAATAATTGATATTATAACTATCCTTAAAATTTTTTTTTGGGCAGCAGAAATTACATGAGATGGGATATTTTCTAAAATTTTAAATGAATTTGGAAAATTGTCAGCACACCAAAGATGGGAATGTTTAGAAACTTCTATTATATACACGCCAGGAGACGAATAATTAGTTGTTACTATCGGGATTAATTTTTTATGACTTATACGAAATAATAATTCATCGTATTTTCTCACAGATCTTATCTGATCTATATTAGATAAATTTAACGAATCATTTTTATCAAAATAACAATTCATTATATCCTCGTACCAGGATAACCCCATTATTCTTTGAATAAACGATTCTATAATTTCTAGAAATTAAAAATGGAATTACTGCTGAAGATTTTCCAATATATAATCCGCAATGTTCTTGAAACACTGTATCATCGCATATGATTACAGAGTTTTCGGCCATGTACGGATAACAATAAATCATTTGATCTAGATGTTCCGAGGCACAATTTAAATTGGTCCAATGTAAATCAATAGCATGATATTGATCTTTGAGACCAGTTTTATCTGGGTCTTCTGGTCTATGATTCCAATCGTAATTATCAAGATAAAGTATTTTAATTTTTTTGTTCAAAGAAGGCAATTCTTCTCTTGCCCATTTTGATCCCATCGAAACAACAAATGATGTATTTTTTAAATGAGATAATTTATTTTTGGCATTGTCTAATAAGTCAACACTATAAAACGGAACATTGAATTGTCCGGCATAAGAATCAAAGAATTCAGTAGATCCTTCACCGCGTTCGCTGCCGATCTCTACTATTACATCATTCTGTTTATCGTATCCGGCATATAGAATATAAGGAATTGCGTTTTTATGAAAATTAGCCATATTAATTATAAAAATTTCGATCTTCTTGGTGCTTCTTCCCAAGTTGCATTACTTGAATAATAAAAGCTTATAAGACTGTCTCTACCGATATTCTCTGGAGTTTTTAATGTTTCCGAATGTCCATGTATTAACCAAGTTTCATAGTTCCAAAAAACTAATCTATTTTGTTTTGGTTCTATTTTAACTTGACACTCTGAACCATCTTTATTCCAAAATTCTAAATCACCATTCCAATCTTTTTGCCAATTGGGCGTTAAGTATAAAATTAAATTAACTTTTCGATTAAGACTTAATTGATCGTTCCAGTTAAAATCGGTGTGAAGTCCTAGTTTTTCTCCAGACAATACTCTTGCAAATCCGGCACCTCGTAGATGAGGATCAGGAATCAATTTATTAATTCCTGATATTTGTTCAATCCAATAAATGAATTTACTAGATTGAAAACAATTTGAAAGAGTTTTTATTAGATACGAAGTTTTGAAATCTCTACATTCAAGCCTACGACTATTAGAATTTTCAAATGTTGTGAAATTATTCTGAGCAATTCTATCAATATCTTTTAAAATTTCGTTATATATTTCTTCAGAGAGAAAATTATCAATTATAG